GGAAACTATACCATTACGGTAACTGGCGGCAACGAGTGGACTTTTAACACCGCCGCCAGCGGTAGCGCGTCCGGTACGATTAAGGTTGTTAACAACTTTAGGGAAATTACATCGGCCAGCACTGGCGTTGATTTTCCTGGCGCTAACACGGTTGTTTTTCTTGATTCGTATTTCATTATCAATAACCCAGGCACCAAACAGTTTTGGCTGTCAGGGCAGTACGATGGCCTATACTGGGATCCGCTGCAATACGCCAGCAAAGAGGCGTACACTGACGATTTGCAAGCCGTAACGGTGGACAACGGCAACTTGGTTTTGCTTGGCGCTATATCGCAAGAATACTGGCAGAACGATGGCGGCTTCCCGTTCCCACTATCACGTATAGCTGGATCACCAACTGACATAGGCATCGCTGCTCGCTGGTCAATGGCTCGATGCGGTGGACAGTTATTTTATCTGGGACGCACACGGCGCGGTGGATTATCCGTAGTCAAGATTCAAAATTATCAACCTGTTGTCGTATCCACGACTGACCTAGACTATTTGTTTAGCCAGTACATTAACCCAGGTGATGCTATCGCATTTAGCTATCGCCAGAATGGGCATGAGTTCTATCAGATTTCATTCCAACAGGAAGGCGTAACGTGGCTTTACGACGATACAACTGAGGTATGGTCAAAGCTGCAATCAGGCCATGACACGCGACACTATGGTAATCGCGGCACTCAGTTTATAAACCAAGAGATTGTTGCCGATTACCGAAACGGCAAACTGTATTATCTTGACCCTGAACACTTTACTGATAACGGTGAGGAAATAGCGCGGGAACTGATAACACCGCACTTTTTTGCGGCTGATTCATTTAACAAGTTGCACATCTATCGTTTACGGTTAGACATGGAACAAGGCACCGGCCTTGTCACTGGTCAAGGCTCAAATCCTCAAATCATGCTACAGGTAAGCCGTGATGGTGGTTTTAGTTACGGAAATGAAATGTGGACTTCATTTGGGCGCATGGGTGAGTACAACAAACGTGCTGAATGGCGTAGGCTCGGCGTATCGCGTAATTTTGTGTTCAAGTTTAGAATCACTGATCCTGTAAAAGTAATCTTCATTGCAGCAGCAGCAATGGCAACTCAGGCGGATAAATAATGACATTCCCCCAGCCACCATTTCAGTCTATTGCTACCGATGCTAACGGCATAATGAAGCCGGTGTGGAAACAATGGTTTGACCGTGTGCAGACGATTCTATCGGCTGTAATGGGCAACGGCGCAACAACTGACCGTCCCACTAAGTACGCTTTCATTGGTCAGCCGTACTTTGATACCGATCTCGGTCAGCCAGTATTCTGGAATGGTACAACGTGGATCACATGGGCAGGCCCAGCCGCACAACGCGCGTACGGTCAGTTTTATGATAACTCTGACCAATATGCAGCTAACACTACAACGGCTTATCCTGTCGAACTAGATACCATTGACGGGCATTATAACGTGACTGTTGTGGCTCTAACCCGCGTAACATTTGACGTTGCAGGTGTGTATAATTGCCAATTCAGTATTCAGTTTGTCAGCACTGAAAATAATGCAACGCAACCGTCAGAAGTTAACATTTGGTTTCGACTTAACGGCGTTGATATTGTTGAAAGCAATAGCCAGTACACAATCCCAAATAAACACGGTGGACATGATGGCAAACTGATTGCGGCGTTAAACTTTATTCAAACGGTTAATGCTGGCGATTACATTGAATTGATCTGGCAAACTGAAAACACCAACATTTCAATTCAAACCTTACCGGCAGGCACAACACCAACGACACCGGTTACACCAAGCGTTATATTCACAGCGATTCAAATCTGAGGTCAGACATGTTGAAAAAAGGATGCAGCAAGGAAACCATAGCCAAGAATATCAAGACTGAGGTTAAAGCCGGAAAGCCGGTTAAACAGGCCGCTGCGATTGCTTACAGCATGGCTGGCAAGTCTAAGCCTAGCAAGAAGAAATGAGTCAGATTACCGAACATTCAACTGCTAGAACCAAAATCCTTGCGCTCGAAAATGAGATTGCAAAACTTCCTAGCGTTGAATGTCCGTTAACTCATTACTTTGCTGATGGCGTTTATGTTCGGCAAATTTTTATGCCAGCAGGCACGTTTATCACTGGCAGAATCCATCTGCATGAACACGTCAACATCGTTTCCATGGGTAAAATAACGTGCTACACAGAAGAAGGGCGCAAAGAGATTAAAGGCCCAGACACGTTTATCACGCCACCAGGCACAAAACGCGCATTGTATATCCACGAAGATACAATATGGACGACAATCCATAAGTTAAGGGGGGAAGCTGATCGTGATATTACGGACATTGAAAAGGATTATGTTGTCGAAACATACAGCGAATTTGATATGAAGTTTTTGGAGAATATATCATGACATTTGCAGCGGTAGCAGGTACGGCGGTTAGCGCAATAGGCGCTGGCGTTAGCGCGGCTGGTCAAGGTGCGGCGGCTGGTCAGCAAAGCAAATTAGCTAAACAGCAACTTGCATTTATAAAACAATTGTATGGTGAAAGTGCGGGCAGGTTTGCACCGTATCTTAAAACAGGACAACAAGCCACCAAAGCATACCGCGAACAAATGCAAGGATTGGCTGATCCTGAGCAGTATGCACAATATCAGACTGACCTTAGCCAGTACCGCACGCCATACACCATTGAACAGTATCAGCAGTCTCCTCTGTATACGCCAATGGTACGCAATTTGGCCGAATTGCAAGCAACTCCTGGCTACCAATTTGAGTTGGAACAAGGATTGCAGGTATTAGGACAGGGTGCGGCGGCACGCGGTGGATTGCTTTCAGGCGCTCAACAAAAGGCAGCGATGAAATATGGGCAAGGCGTTGCATCTACTGGCTTTCAAAATGCGTGGGAACGCGCACAGCAAGCGTATGGCAGAGCATTTGAGCAGAATCTGAGCCAACAACAGCAGTATGGCACGTCGCAACTGCAACAGAATCAACAAAACTACGCGCAACGATTAGGATCACGCGCTCAAGCGGCTGATATTTATGGCGGCGCGGCTAATCTTGGCGCTCGATCGGCAGCTAACCTCGGCAATATCGGGACTAGCACTATGCAAGCATCAGCGCCAGCTTATAGCGCAATGCAACAAGCTTCGGCCACTCAAGCAGCCGCTCCCTATATTGGCGCTGGTGGCGTGCTAAATGCTATCAGTAGCAACGCTGGATCAATTTATAACGCTGGTAAAAATGCAGGATGGTGGGGCAAATAATATGGCTGATTTAACAGAACTTTACAAAACCATTGCAGCATCAGCGCCAGATCCTTTAGCGTGGCAAAAGGGATTGGTTGGCAATTATATTTTGCAAAATGAACAGTTAAACTTGCAAGAAAAACAACGTCAGATTGCAGAGGAACAACGCTTGCGAGAATTGTTCCAGCGCAATCAAGCACCAACTGCGGCCGAACTCGGCGCAATCAGTCCGTCATTCATGCAGCAATATGGAAAAGCGCAATTTGACATGATGAAACAGCAATCTGAAATGCAAAACATGCAAACTCAGATTAGTGAGCGCGTCAACAAAATGGCAGCAGGTGCGTTAGGCGCTAATGCCGATCAATATGACGCGGATATTGCATCTGGCATGCCTCCCGCCATGGCGCTTCAAAAGTTTCACACGGTCAACGGTAGCGCCATTCGTCAATTGCAAGAGTCCGGCTTACCGATTCCGCCAGGCAGCTATGATCCTGAGTCTATTACACCAGATGCAGGCCATAGGGCGGCTCAACAATTCGGCATCATGACAAACCGCACAAAAGCGGAACAAGAGGCTAGGTTAGCAGAAGCGCAAACCTACGCACGCGGCGGTGCTGAACGGCGCATGGGGCCGATGCCGTCATACGAACAGCGTTACGGTGGCGTGGAAATGACACCACAAGGCCCGATGTATAAGCCACCCGTTCCAATAATGCAGCCCGCTGAAATCCCGCAAGGCGCACGCTCTGAGGCGCTTACGGATGCAGATATTCAGATGATGCAGCAACAGTTTCAATCATTGCCGAATGGTAGCCCTGAAAAAGTTAGAATCGGCGCAATGTTGGCTGATGCAGTTAAACAAAGGCTCCCTTCCGGTCAGTTTATAACGCCAGAGCAACGTAAAGAAATGGAGCGCAAAGCTAAGGTTGAGGAAGCCACCGCAATTGAAGAAGCTAAAAGCGCAGCAGGTAAAAAAGAAACAGCAGAAACTAAAGTTTCAACGCTAGAAACCTTGCCGCCGATTGAATCAATTAACGCTTTAATTGATAAATCTATGTCTAGCGGTTTAGAAGCTAGAGTGAAAGGCATTACCTCTGGTGAATTCGGCAAACAGGATGAATCTTTTACCGCTACGGCTGAATTGCAACCCATTCAAGCGCAAATCAAAGGATTAGCCAAGTCATTAGTTGGTGCTGGCGCTATTTCAGATTATGAACAAAAAATGATGGAAGGCGCAGCGGGTGCAATTGCTGATCCTCGCACGCCAACGGAAGCACGCAAGGCGGCATTGCGTGTGGTGTATGACATCAATCAAAAAGCCATAGCAAAATATCCCGATTTGGCGCAAAGATTGGAACGTTCTAAAACAGCATCCGGCATAGCAATCGGCACTGTTAAAGATGGTTATAAATTCAAAGGCGGTGATCCTGGAGAAGAGGTCAATTGGGAGGCAGTACAGTAATGGCTAAACCTTGGGAACAATACAAAACTCAATCAACCGGCCCTTGGACGCAATATCAACAACCATCTGTTGAGCCATTGCCAAAACCAGAATATCAGCCCAGCAAATATGAGTTTCAGGTTGATATATCTTCTCCGCGCAGCGATACCACAATGGAGCGCATAGGAAAAGGCGCACTCATTGGCTTACGCACCGGCGGTAAAGGCTTGAAAGGCTTGATGGCAGGTTTTATTCCTGGCGCTGAACTAACGCCGTCTGATATTGCTGAACTTGACCGGATGAAGGCTTATACAGCAGAAGCTGGATGGCCGGCTGTCCTCGGTCAAACGCTTGAGCAGATACCGCAATATGCAGCAGCAACCAGTCTTGGCCCTGCTTCAATGCTTGGGCGTGCGGTCAGTTCTGGCCTTGTCGGCGGATTGTTAGCGCCTGAAAACAGAATGGCAGAGGCAGGATTAGCCGCTGGTGGTTCAATGATTGGCGAAGGATTAACCGGCATGGCAGCAAAAGCATTACGCGGCCCAGTCGCTCAGGAATATGTCAGACCGCTATGGGAGAAGGGCGTTAAACCCACTCTAGCGCAAGCGTTAGGCGGCGGATGGAAAACAGCCGAGGAAAGATTGACATCATTGCCATTGGTTGGTGCAGCAATTGAAAAATCGCATAGACGCGCATTGGAATCATTCAACACGGCATCATTGCAAGGCGTTATTGATGAACTCAATACAGGGCTGCAAGCAACATCATCCTCAACCGCTATAATGTCGCCACAATTTAGAGGATTGGCGCAAAAGTTTACTGACATCGGCGACATTGAACCAGGTTCTAAAGGCTTTGAAAAAGTCTATAAAGCCGTTGGCGATGTTTACAATGATCTTGCTAAAAACTCATCCGGCGAATTGACGCCAGAATTGCAGAACTCTTTTTTGCAATTGCGTGATATGGCCGCACAAATCGAACCAAAAGCACAATCAAAGTTTGATGCGTTATTGAAGGATACTGTTTTAAGTAAAATCAAAGATGGTCAACGCATACCTGGCGAAACTTTTAAGTTGATTGACCGCGATTTGGATAAGTTGATTGCTAGTTTAGAAAACCCAAATAAAGGATCAACCGATAATTTGCTTGGCAAGGCTTTTGAGCAAGTAAAGGCTGAAATGATTGGCATGATGGAAAACCAAAACCCAGGTTATGCCGATATTTTGCGGAATGCTGATGCGGCTTACCGCAAACTTGCCTTGCTTGGCAAAGCGTCAACCAGTTCAGTCAGCAGCGAATTAGCTACTCCGGTTAACCTTTTACAGCAATTACGCGCTGAAGATACTTCATCGTGGAAAGGCAATTTTGCCATGAATAAATCGCCTTGGATTGATTGGGCAAGTAAAAATCGTGATTTGATGGGCAATAAGTTTCCAGAATCAGGCACCGCTGCTCGATCTGCAATGGCTGATTTGTTTGCCGCTGGCGTAGGGCATCAATTAGGCGTGTTGCCAGCAACGTTAGCAACTTATGCCGCTTCAAAGGGAATCTGGTCGCCAGCGGTGCAAGATTTTCTGGTTGAGCAAGCTATGAAGCAACCAGGCCCGACACGCGCAAAAGCCGCTATGGGATTAGCTGGCATGGCACGTCCAGCATCTACTATCGGCGCAGCTTATTCTACTAACAGGTAAACCAATGACAACCTACCTTTGCCCAATCCTCCAAGATTCCCAATTCACCGATAACGGTAATTTCCTTGCGTCTGGTTTAATTTGGTTTTATGAAGCCGGTTCGACTACACCACTAGCGGCTTACACAACGCAGTCAGGTGTATCGACGTGGCCGAATCCAATAGTCTTAGACGTTCGCGGTGAAACTGGCGGCACTATATGGCTGGCGGCTGGTCAGGCTTATAAGATAGTGCTAGAAGGCCCACCGGAGTACGGTGATACTCACGGCGTTGTTATATCGACGTTTGATAACATTCAAGGCGTTAACGATCCTGCCTCACCTACCGGCGGAACGGCTCAGAATTGGTTTACCTTTGCAGGTTCTCCGGTTTTTGTGTCCGGCACGCAATTTACTCTTGCGGGCGATCAAACTAGCACTTTTTTAGTGAATCGCAGAATCCGCACGCAAAACAGTGGCGGCGTTAGATATGGAACAATAACAGATTCAGTTTATACCACGCTTACAACTGTAACTGTTGCTAATGATGGCCCAGTGTTAGATGTTGGTTTGAATAGCGTTGATTATGCGTTGATTGAAATTGGCAATTCGCCAAGCATTCCGCTAAATCAGCGGTTATTTATGTCAAGTTCGCCTACTTTTGCCAGCGCCACCATTCCTACACTATTGGGTGCTGTATCGGCTCCTAGTGGCATTACTGGAAACCTTACCGGCACAGCATCGGCAACAAGCCAAACTAACTTTGCAGCACTTACACTGGCTGGTAGTCAAGTATGGGCCAATAGCAATAATCCATTAAACATTTTGCCAAGCGGTTATGCAAACTTTGCAAATGGATTGCAAGTTAGATGGGGTATTGCAACGTTAAGTACAGGAAGCGCAACCACTGTCTCATTTAATGTTTCTTTTACTAATTCTTGTTTGAGCGTCACGCTAGGCCCTACTGAAGGCGGAACCACTACCAATCTTTATACTTTTTATGTAAACAACTTAACCGCCGCCAATTTTACTGGAAATATGTTGCGAGGCGGTGGCGGTGTAGTATCTGCTGTCGTGTATTATTTTGCTATAGGGAATTAAAATGTCAGACTATTATTACGCACCGTCAACGCAAGGTTTTTACTTTGACGAAGTAAATCCATATATTCCAGATGATGCAATTATTATTACTCAACAACAATGGACGGCATTAGCAAACGGAAAAGCCGCAGGCCAGTTGATTGATGTTATTGACGGCGTACCTACATTAGTCAATCCGCCAGCACCAACACCAAGCGAAATTGTATCGGCTCAGGAATCTGTTGTACGCTCTTACCTTAACGCTGGCGCTGCTCAACGACACTATGACAGCATAACCACGGTTTGTAGTTATGCAACTAGCACTAATCCGGTATTTAAATCTGATGCTGAGGCGTGTATTCCATGGCGAGATGCGTGTTGGGAGCATTATTTAGTATATGTCCAAACCGTTGCTATGGGCGCTCCCGTATGGACTGATGCTGAATTAATTGCTGATCTTCCAGTGTTGGTGTGGCCCAGTGTCTAGATTTGGCGTTGCGTTTTCTGAACCATCTACCTGGCGCGGAATCGTGTGGCTTTTAACCGCCGCTGGCGTGGCGTTAGACGAACAACAATCACACGCCATTGAGATTGCAGGCGCTGGATTGGCTGGCCTGATTTCAGTCTTTTGGAAGGACAAATGAAAACCAATGAATCAGGATTGGCGCTGATCCGTCAGTTTGAAGGATGCAAATTGAAAGCGTACAAGTGTCCGGCTGGCGTATGGACTATTGGCTATGGCTGGACTCATGGCGTTAAACCAACGGATCAATGGACACAGGCTCAGGCCGAGGAAATGTTGGTTAAAGGTTTGGATCAATACGAAAACGCAGTGCAATCAGCGATTGGCGCGCACTCAACCACGAGCAGTCAGTTTTCAGCACTTGTGAGCATTTGTTACAACATAGGCGCTGGAAACTTTGTAAAATCATCAATGTTGCGTCACCACAAAGCCGGTGATCATGTAAAAGCCGCTGATGCGTTCCTGTTGTGGAACAAGGCTGGCGGCAAAGTATTGAATGGTTTAACCAAACGGCGACAAGCCGAACGTGCGTTATATTTGGAGGATTAGCTAGTGTCCGATGAAAACCTGAAGATTATAGACACTAGCGAATCACTGACCAAAGAGGAATTGCAAGAACTCAAAAAACTGGCGGCATTATCAAAATCCGCCAGAGTGTTTATGAGTTTAGTGTTTGCAATCATTGTGTTTATTGGCTTTGACAAGTTGTTTGAATGGTTTAAGAGTTCTCACAGCGTGGGATAATGCCGTGATGTTTTTCTGCTAATCGGACGCCAGCCAGAAAACTAAGCAAGTGCACTCCGTCATCGTTGTCCCGTAGCTCGATGAACCCTTGCAGTCGCTCGTTGCTGGTCAGCGGCTTGCTTGTTGGCTTGGATATTGTGTATAGGGGTATATTGTTTTCGCCAAGGAAAGCGCGGATTTCTTCGATTATTGGTGGGCTATGCCAAGTTTCCGTACAGCAAAACTCGGCGCATATTGTTTCATCTTGGGCAATCAACGCATCAAGCGCCCGCCTCAGCAGTTCGGTTGCGTTACTCATTCTCTTCCCCTCAATAATTCCCCGCGTTGCTTTGACCTAATCAACGCTACATACAAAACGTCAGCAAGACACTCCACGTTATCCACAAGTTCTGCTGATACGCTCGTGTTGTCTTGTGTGTGGTACGTTTTGGTCATAGGGTTGTAACTAACCCATTGATTATTTGTTTGTTTTTGTTTGCTCATCCTTCCTCCAACGCTTTAAGCGCAATTATGACTTTAATGACGGATTCCCATCCCATGCTTTCACCGCCTTTAATTAGGTCTCCCAACGCCTCAACCAGCCCCGCCACTAAGTCTGCGCGGATGTATTTATTTCCTGACCTGTAGTCTGTATACCCGGCAAATAGCTGCCCGCTTGGAGCAACTTCAACCCAAATCTTCTTAGGTGCTTCGTTCATTCTTCCTCCTCCCATTCGATGGGGATGCAAGCTACTCTAGCTGAAGTTGCTCTTTTATCCGCTATTTTTTTAGTGGCGTGATAGTTAGAGGTGTATTCAGTTATGCTATTGTGATAAACATTCACCCACCCCTCTTTTTTCACGCGCCCTTCTTTTTTCTCGGATTTGTGCTCAGTTCCCATTATCTTCCTCCAATGCTTTCAGTTCAGCGTCAATGCGGTTTTCATAATCTCCCCAATCCTTATCATTTTCTGTGGTGTCTCGCCATTCTTTTAGTAGGCTGGCTAATTCATTTACTAAGTCTGCGCGGATATATTTATTTCTACACCTGAAGGCTACATATCCAGCGAGTAGTTTCCCGGTTTCAGCAACTTCAACCCAAATCTTTTTCGGTGCTTTGTTCATACCAACTCCTCCGGTACATCTATATCGTCACCTAGTTTTGAACCCACATAGCAGCGCATGGCTGCGATAAGAGGCGTTGGGCCAAAATACGACCATGCTATGCCTCCCCCGCCAATCAAGACATACGAGCGCCACCCTTTATTGCTCGAATTAAACGTCACATAAATGCGATTCCGCTCAATAATCGGCCCGCCTTGCTTCCAGTCGGTGGAAGGTTGATAGTTTTCAGCACAACGGTCAATGTTTATACAGGGGTATCCACTATCAAAAAACGGCGCGTTATCGCACCACCCCTCTGTAGCCCCTTCACACTTAGCCACTGCCCAATCAAGGTTAATACCTGTCAATTCTGTTGTTTTGATTTTCATAGTGTTTCTCTCGTTAAAGTGCCAGCACTAACGCGGCTGGCGAGCGATTGTCGGTCGGTACTTTTCGCTTCTCGATGCCACTCAAAAAAATTAAAGCCCAACCAATCAATAGGGTGCCGCCCCAGTGGTTCCAATACTCCCAAAAAGGGTAAGGAGCGGCATTAAAAACTTAGGCCATTAAAGCGGCCCAGCTTACGGGGAATAGTGGCTCTATCAACCTGCTGATCTCCTTAGCCACGTCTCTCGTCTCCTTCTGTGCGTGAGGGTCAAGCCGCAACTTACAGACTCTAGCGAAAAACACGAGGCTGCCTGTCCATATCCATGTGGTCTCGCAACAAATCGGCAGCACCGCCCGCGCTTCCTCGGGGCATACGCCGCTGGCAATTAGATAGTCATATGTGGTCAAACACACTTCCATTGCTTGGTTTATGTGTTCCTGATCTATTTCTACTAGCTCATCGCTTGAGCCTTGCTTTATGTTCTTAGCGGTTTTGCGCCATTTGATAGGCACATCTAATACGGGTGCGGTTGACACATACCGCCTGCTTACCTCATTAACAACCCCACCAATCTGATGTTTGGCTAGCTGCCTCGCTACGTAAATAGGCATCGTTATCCTGAGTTTGATTGCGGTATGGGCGAAGGGTGTCCAGTGTTTGTTTTTTGCGAGATAGTCAATCAGTTTTCCATCTTTGTCTGATAGATTAAGTAAGTCGTGATGCGCCTCCCACGCAGATTCTTTATCAAAGGACACCCGCGCGGCGTTCGCCACATCCAGATCGCTACCCATGTGGTCTAATAATTCAACGTGCATTGTTATCAGCCTCTGTAAGTGCTTTAGAAACCGCATAGCGCAAAACAAAATGCCATGCTTTGCTAGGTACAGAACATTGATTTTCTTCCCATAAGCGCCGATACGACAAGTATTTCATAGTGCCGCTGGGTACGACACAACGCACGTAAAAATCATTTTTTGATACGCAAATCAGCCCTTTTCTTAACGCAACTTCAACGCCAGGAATTTTATTGATTGCGGCTAACACGCGGTGTGTTGCTTGGTTGGTTTTACTATTTGTCATGGCTTATCAACCCATGCGCGGCTTTAGCAAAAGCGGCGGATATTTCAGAAAAAAGAACATGCAACACATACGTGTTGTCGGCTGGTTTTTTAAATGTATTGATAATAATTGGTTGTTGTGCAATAGCATCATACGGTTTTGTTACGGTTTTTATAGGTTGCTTGAAATCCCACATCATTCTACCGTCATCGCGATTATGGCTTACAAGTAAACCTTTAGTGCGTAACTTACACAGTTTAGAACTGATGATTTTACGCGCTTCATTTGGATTCATATGTGAATACGGGCCATTTTTGACCAATTTCAAATACACATCATTGGTGCTTGCTGGCAATGGCATGCTTCTCAATGTAGCTTCCAAAAGATCATATATCGTTGTTTGAGCCATCAGTATTCCCCTTGGTTAAATAATTTGCCAGTTCCTCACATTCTGCGACTCACGCAGCGCACTCAACTGGCTCCGGCGATCGTGCAAACTCCACCGACTGGTTTTGTCCTTGCCTCAGAGATACAGTCAAGGCTCCATATGCCGAGACTTCTGTAACAGGTCATCTAATCTGGTTATTGTGCGCTCAATCTGCCACCACAAAATGCGACGGCGGATCGCGCGCAAAATTGGCGTGGGTTTGATGGCCTTAGGTATCACCAAACCGTAAGTGTCCAGCAAATCCCCTTTCATTGGTAAGCGACTCATTGTGTCGCCCACAAGACAATAAAAATTCCAAATGATCCGCCTACCACAAGATGAACGGCAACGGTCAAAAGTATATCTTTCATCTCAACCCCTCAGTGTTTTTGTAATTTGAAGATCGCGGTGGATCCGGTCAAGGTCAATTATTCTGCCAGCCATGACGTAGCCCGCCATGGCAAAACCGAACGTACCGGCGGCGATTGAGGCCGCCAGTGCAGCAATTAAGATAAATATAATCATGTGAGTCTCAGTGTATTTGCCTTAGCGGGATTGCCTCGGCCTGGTAAGTACAATACAACTACACCAAAGTGTCGTCAACAACTTTCTTGCTAATTTCGCCACCAGGAACGAAAGTTTTTTATGGCGCTAATTGTTGTGCGCGAAACCTCAAACTTACGCCCTACTTCAGCGCAGCTTATGCCGTCCTCAAGTAAACCGCGAATCAGCGCCACGTCATGCGCGGTTAGCTTGGCGTGGTGATGAGTCTCGCCATAAGTTGGCATCAACCTATGCTCACGCTCAAACAGTAACTGGCGTTGCGCCCTGCTTTGGCGTACCTGGATCACTTTGCATTGTTTGCACCAGGATTGTAAATATCTTCCCTGTTTTTGTGTATAAAAGTCTGTAATCGGCTTAACTGTCCTGCACTTGGTGCATTGTTTTGAGTCCATATTCTGTTCACTACCCTGTTATATTTTCCGTCTCGCTTGTACTTGATTGTTGTTGGTGGAATGCCCTTGTTGAGATTGCCAGCCTGTCTGATTAGGTCATCATCTAAACTTGCGTCAGCCTGTTGTGCAATCATGACTATTTCTAAGCGTGACTTATGCCCAGCGTAACCGTCATGCAAAACAGGGAAAAATTCCGTTATTGGCTGTACGTCCATGCGGTCGCTGTAGTAGCGAACTGATAACATGTGTTTACCACTAGCTTTACTAATGTACTTCTGCCAGTGCCAGTCAATGACGGTCATCTCAGTGGCTTCTAGCCCCATAATATCCGCGTCACTTAACCTCAGTTCTTTCTTTTCCTTAACGAGAAAAACCGAGTCACATGACGGACATGTATTCGTTGATATGGCAACAATCTCACCACATTCCTCGCACGTTTTCGTAGGCGCTTGCCCGTCGCCCTGCTTGGCTTTATTCGGCGGTTCTACGGCGGTTATAGGCCCGTGTTGCTCAACCACACCGGCAAAATCCAGCACTAAACAATGGTCAGTGTGTGACTTAGGACGCAAGCCACGGCCAGCCATTTGCACATATAATCCTGGCGACATAGTAGGACGCAGCATTGCTATCAAATCAATGTCAGGATAATCAAACCCAGTTGTCAAAACATTTGCGTTTGTCAGTGCTTGAATTTTGCCAGCCTTAAACTCTGACAAAATGCGTTTGCGCTCGGTTTTTGTTGTGGTTCCGGTAACGCATTCGGCGGTTATGCCTTGCGCTTTTAATTCGCTAACGATATGTTTAGCGTGTTGCACTCCAGCGCAAAACAATAGCCATGCCTTGCGATTACCCGCTAATGTTTTGATTTCAGCAACAACTCGCTGATTGATTGCGTCCGTGTCAACGGCCTGTTGTAACTCGCGTTCTATGTACTCACCGCCGCGCTTATGAACGTCCGTTGTGTCTAACTGTGTTCGAGTCACTTTTGACCGCAACGGCATCAAATGGCCTTTACTTATCAATTCCTCAATAGTCACCGGCTCAATTAAGTCATCAAAGATTGCAGGCTTGTCTGTTATCAAACCATGTCCTAACCTGAACGGCGTAGCGGTTAGGCCAATCACGCGCAACGCGGGATTGATAGCCAGTAAAGAAGCTAATAACGTCCGATAGCCGCCCTCGTCGTTGTGATTTACAAGATGACACTCATCTATAATCACTAAATCGACGTGCCCAACTTGATTCGCGTGTTTTCTTATTGACTGAATCCCTGCAAACGTGATTGGTTCGCCGAGTATCTTCTGGCCCATAGCGGCTGAATAGATACCCATTGGCGCATTAGGCCAATGCTGACGCATCTTTTGCGCGTTTTGCTCTATCAATTCCTTAACGTGCGTCAACATCAAGATGCGAGTCTCAGGCCATGATTGCAGCGCATCTTTACATAGCGCGGCTATTACGTGACTCTTACCGGCTCCTGTCGGTAAGACAAGGCAGGGATTGCCGGAATTATTACTTAACCATGCGTACAGTTGGTTAATTGATCGTTGTTGGTAATCACGCAGCATTTAAAATTCTCCATGCTGTTGCGGCACATAATGGCACTTGTCCGTTTCCAATCGCTTTAAGTCTGTCCACTCTAGCGGCCACCCCATTAGCCACTCTACCCACGTTGGGTTCAATTTCCCACCAACTTGCGTTGCCAAGCCGTCCCCACTCGTATTGCTTGCTCCTTTTCTGTTGTAATTTCCGCAAACTGTCGGCGTTGCCCAATGCGCCACTACTCCCAAGCCTGGGGATTTCCTGTTGCCTGATTTTTGTGTGTCTTTCCAATCCCTTGCCATTGGCGTTGGCAACAATCCAAATCCTGTTTCTTTTGTGCGGTGCGCCAACGTCGTATGCTCCCAACACTCCCCATCTTGCATTAAACCCCATTGAGGCCAAGTCCCCAAGAACTTGCCCGAGTCCTCGAGTAGTGAGCATTGGCGAGTTTTCCACAAACACGAATTTTGGTCGTACTTCACAAATGATCCTTGCCATTTCTTTCCACAAACCGCTACGGTTTCCTTTAATTCCTGCTCCTGTTCCAGCGGCGCTAATGTCTTGGCATGGAAATCCGCCAGATACAACATCAACAATTCCTCTCCATGGTTTTCCGTCAAAGGTTTGAACGTCATCCCAAATCGGAAAAGGCGAAAGAAGTCCGTCATTTTGTCTGGCGCACAATACGCTTGCTGGATATGGTTCCTTTTCAACGGCGCAGACTGTACGCCATCCAAGCAATTTTCCCCCAAGTATGCCTCCACCAGCGCCCGCGAATAAAGCCAACTCATTTAATGATTCCTCTTGTTTCACCCAATTACCCTCCCATTCAGCACGTCGCGGATTGCCTCACTAGTATTGTCAGGATTAGCGCACGCGCTCGGATTAACTAGTATTTCACGGCTTGAAAACACAAAAGCATCGGGTTCACCGTTACGCACTGGTTTTCCGTCAATCTCAAACGTCAATTCATGCTCGCTGTGATCTATCATTTTCCATGGCACCAAATCAGGATGCAGTAAATGCGACTCGCAACCTGTGCGCTGAAACTCAACGGGAATTTCGGCATGATCGTGTTTTGCACACGTCCAGGTGCTTTTGTCTGTTGCGGTCGAATGGCAGCACGTCCTGCAATTGACTTCCTTTGTTATGTGGCTTTTGTGGCAAAACTCATGCGCCGCGCACATCTTGCAAATGTACCAACTCGGATCAACGCTCATTGGTTCCGGCATACGGTCAGATTGCACCAAGCGTTTGCCGCGATCTATATACTTTTGTGCCAATTCCTTATCAAGTTTGACTCGTTCTGTATAGATTTCGTCATTATCTTTACATATCGAATAATATAACGCTCGGTCAATTTTCAATCCCAACATGTACAACTGCATTTGTATGTAATGTTGCGGCTTAGATTTTTCTACGCCATTCTTTTGCAAATCATCAAATGACTTTTTGCTGTGCGTCTTGCACTCTAGCACGTGATATTTAAGAGGCGCTTCCGGTACGCCAGCAGTGATAACACCGTCAACACTTCCTGATATGTGCCAGCCAAAATCAACAGAGGATTGGCGATCACTGACTTTTACGCCCACGATTCGCAAGTCTTGCAAGATTGTTGATTCTTCTAGCTGGCCTCGACGAAACAGTCTTAAGATACGTCCGTCAATTTTTTCAATCACGGCCCAGCGGAAGGACAACCACAAATAGCGGTCGCAAGGATGGCCCAAGATTGAGCAACCCATGTGTGGACGCGGCGGTGATTGCGTATCGGCATGATGCTGGTCAATCAAACCGGCCAGCGTGATGCTTGGTTCAGGTATTTTCATTAGAATAAATCCTCTTGTTTTTCTTTTAACTTCACTGAATCAAGATTTTTGCACGCTATGTCAAAATAGGATTTTTTCAATTCAGCCCCAACAAACTTGCGCCCCATGTTTAATGCAACATAGCCTTCGCTACCAATTCCGGTAAAAGGCGAAAATATCAAATCGCCCGGGTTAGACCACAATTCAATACACCGCTCAATAACATCTAACTGCAATGGGCAAATATGGCGTTCTTCGTTTTTTTCTTTTGCTAATTTGTAATTCAGCACATTCGTTTGATCTATGTCAAACCACACCGGCGAAGCATAACGCTGCCAAACAGCAATCGAATACAATCTTTGTCTTTCGGTTTCGCTTCGAGCGCGTCCCCAGTCTTTTGTTTGTGGCGCGTTATAGCTTGAGCCTATGTAATCAAAAAACCGTTCTTTGCCTCGCGTCACGGCTTCCCAATCTTCTTCGTCTGCCCATTTCCTCATAACGATTATGTAATCAGCCATGCCCTGACGCGATGCGCTAGAGTCTTTGCACAACTGCTTGTACAAAAGTCCGTGGTTTTTAGTGCGCTGCATTTCAATAACAGGGTCCTTCCAAATGGTCACACGGCTATGATATTGCCAGCCCTTGGATTCATACATTTTTATAATTTCACCAGGAAAGTCGCGCAAACCGGCGGCACCATCGCGGCCTTTATACATCGGCAAGTCTTTGCAATGTATAGCTGTCAATCGTCCTGGCTTTGTGATCCTGTGCAATTCTTCAGCAAGGTAGCTGTAATGCTCCATAAATTGACCGTCATCGGTACTGTTGCCCATATCGTATTCTGAATCTGAATAGATATATAGATTAGAAAACGGCGGCGAATACACGCTAAACCCAATAGAATTGCTGTCAATCATTTTGGCAACATGAACGCAATCGCCATGATGCAAAGTCCAATTGTCTAATTGAATAGTTTCAAAATATGCAACGTCGTTCATTTGCGTCTCCCTCTTGTGATAATTAGCAATAGCTTCAACCATTGCCTCTTTCATTTCGTTATGCTTTTGTTCTTTTGCTTTAATAATTGCAAGGATTGAACTTTCAGAATCAGCGGCCATGACATAACTGTTAACTGCTTTAGTTTGTCCAAACCTGTAGCATCTACGAATTGCTTGGTAATAGTTTTCGTAAGAGTACGATAAACCAACAAAAGCCATATTCCTACAATGCTGGAAATTCAAACCCATGCCAGCGATTGACGGTTTAGTAATCAATACTCTTGTTTTTCCGTCAATAAACGCCTGTAATGATTGTTCTTTTTTGTCAATCGTATCCGATCCGCGCACGTCAACGGCATCAGGAATCAAACCTTTTAACGCATCGGCTTCATAATTTGTATTGCACCACACTAGCCACGATTCATCTGAATTGTTGACCAATTCAGCTACCTTAACGGCGCGTTTATTAACCGTTAAACGTCCTTCTTTGTGTACGCTAGTCGCGTTTATCGTTACGTTCCTGAACAATTCTCCTTCGGCTGGCGGCAAGTCGTCCGTGTTGATTCTAATAAATTCTTGATTCAATGGCGGCAAATTGTAGGCGCTTCCGTCATAACCTAAATCAGCCGGATTGCTAATGCACATTGCCCATGACGCCAGCCATTCCCAAAACTTAGTAGCCGCGTGCGGTTTTAACACATACGCTCCGGCTTCCATCGTGTCGTTTTGAAAAAAACGCATAATCATTTCATTGCTTGGCATGATCCCCAAAAATTCCGCATGATTGCCAAGTTCTAAGTAATCATTGGGCGATGGTGTAGCAGTGCAAGCTAATCGGTACGGCACTGGCTGACACAACTCAATTAATGCCCGCTTGGTTTTTCCCATGTAGCTTTTCAAAATGCTGGATTCATCAAGAACTATTCCGCCAAAAGTTGAAACATCAAAGTTATCAAGCATTTCATAATTAGTGATAATGATGTTTTTTTGTATTTGTTGTTGATTTCGACAGTATTGAATGTCAATGCCAAATTTATGCGCTTCGTTAACTGTTTGTAACGATATGCACAATGGTGCAACAATTAACACACGTTGCCCTGTATGCCTCACAACCTCATCGGCCCATGACGTTTGCATAATTGTTTTGCCTAGTCCCGTGTCGGCAAAGATAGCAGCGCGGCCCTTTTTGACGGCCCACTCAGTAACATATTTTTGAAAATCAAACAGGTTGTTATTTAACGCAATTGGCGCGTGTCCAATTGTAATTTCATGTTGTCTTTTTTGTTGTATAAAATCATCGTACTGCATGTTCTCACCCTATATAAAAGCCGTCCTTGGCTATGTTGATTATGTTACTTCTTAGCCCAAGGCGGAGCGCCAACACTTGATGCTGTAGACGGCGCACTTGTCGGCATGGTAGGACGTGGTATCGCACTACCTTCAATGGCTTTCCAAGATCGAATGTCGTTCCCAGGCCCATACTGTTCAGACTGAGTTACCTGTACCTTGATGCTCAATTTACCGCCGATGAAGTCATCGGTATCGCTCAAGCGTGACAGGCCTATTGCACGCATAATGTCACCCAGTTGCTGGCGTCCGATTTCCTCGGCCTTCGGATTGGCGTTTCTGATGTTGATGTTACCGAACACGTAACGGCCCGCGTGTGTAGGCCCAAGCACTTCGTACTTGAGCGCAATCATCTTGCCGCCGGATTTTGTCGGCCTGATTTCAGCGGAATTTATTGAAGCCATATACCAACCCGCCGGAAGCGGCTCAAATGATGGTTGGCTCGTTGGTAAACTGTCAAGGTCAAAAGATTCATCAAGTAACATGGTTCTACTCCTTAATTGTAATGGTGAAAGACGGACGCCCTGGCGTTGTTGTGATGGCATCCAACAGTGGATCGGTTATGGTGTGGTCTGCGGCTTTCCATGCCGTCAATGAAAGTTCAGGCTTCCACCTGAACAGGGTGGCCAAGTGATCGGCTAAACCATGCTCTGCGGCTATCTCAAGAAGCCGCTCGTCATCTATTTTGCGGTTCATCCTGCAAACCGCCTTAATAACAATGATTCCTTCCTTGTGCGTTACGGTTCCTTCCTCATCTTCTTGAATCCGCATGGCCTTAGCAAGATCATCTTCTATAGCACGTCTTTTCTGAGTTGCGGCCTTTTCGCTAGCCTTAGCGATAAGCCATTCTTGGCTTAATTTTTCTATGCTCATTTCCCACCTATCTTGGTTATAATATCGTTCAAGTTGGGCGCTTCCCATGCTTCTAACCGGCCCGATCTATCTTTAGCCGTCCACATGCCGTCCGAGTCGCACATAAAAGCGCGTTGAGTGTTGCCGTCAGCGTCACGCTCAACACGCAGCGCCAGAACTTCATCAAAGAAATAAGGCAGTTGCTGCCCCAGCTTTTGCCCTGGCATTGATGGCGCATATAGCATCCTGCCCATTTCATCTTGGCTTTTCTCAACCTTGGCGGTCATCAAAACATGTTTCCCAGGCAGGTCTCTGAAAGCCCTAATCAGGTCAGTCATTTGCTCTTGCATTGCGCCATAAGCCTGGCGCGGGTCTTTGGTTGCCTTTTTTTCCGTGTTAAGACACACCTCGGCAATCTCACTGATTGAATCCAGCGCAACCGATTCAAAACCAGTGGCTTCAGATGAGGTGGTAAGCCATGTGTAGGCTTCCATCAAATCTGTCATCGAAAATATTTCGATGAACGGAATGTCCGCGCCAGCCAGTGAGAGCAAGCCACCCTCAGCCGATAAAATAACCGGCGCGGGGAGTGTTGCAATAGATGTGGTTTTGCCCGCACCGCTTGCGCCGTACACGAGCATTTTTACACCGTTCGCAGACAAGCCGTCGGTGCGTTTAAGTTGAATAGCCATTATTCAACCTCCACAACGCACGCGCTGATGCGCTTGCGCTTTCCTATTTCACGCGCCGCTATTCCGGCGGCGTGATACTGCTGGCGTTTAGCGCCAGTGCGTGACGTGTAACCGACGGGCTTTTCGCCGTCGATTGCTATTACTTCCATCACTGCCGCCATTCCCGCGCTGATTTTCTCAGCCAATGCGGTAATCGTCACAGACCGCCAGCCAGCAGCGGTAAACACGCTCGCTTCGTATGCAATTTGCATAATTAAATCCTGGTTATTGCTACGGTCAGCACAATGCTGGTTGTAGCGTTGGGTGCCAGCACTTACCCGACTGGCTTAGGTTTTGGGCTACGCTACCCGCGCAATCTGGAAGTTTTCTTTGCCGGAAAACCAGATCACGCGGGGTTCGCATTTGCATGGCCCGAATTAGTTGCTAACGCCAGCGACACTCCCAGATAGTTTTGTCTGGCACCGGCGTTAGCGGTACTCCTGCCCGTTAGTTACAAGAGTGGTTGTATTGTCCTAGTTGTCCGGTATGATGTCAACACTTTTTCACCCGATGAGTCAAAAGAATGGCGGATTTAACCAACATCCTCGGCGGCCCATGGTCGCCACCAACACAAACCTTTGATACACCTGAGAATCAGTTGCGAGACGCGATCATCCGCGCAGGGCTTGAGCCACCCGATTACATACAGATTGACGGCGCTTTGCATCGTTTTAAGAGCGGCACCAAAGGCACACCAGGTCATGGCGACAAATCAGGTTGGTACATTGCTTTTAATGATGGCATACCGGCAGGCCGGTTTGGGTGCTGGCGGGCAGGGCATGAGCAGTCATGGGTAGCCAATGTCGGACGCCAACTTACCGTTGCTGAACAAATGGCTCAGACTCGGCGCATGGCAGAAGCCAAACGAATCAGGGATGAGGAACGCAAGAAACAACAGGAAAACGTCGCGGAAACCGTCGAGACTATCTGGTCAAACGGCCTCGGTGCGTCACCCGATCATCCATACTTACAAACCAAGGGCATCCAACCACATGGCGCAAGAGTAGACAGCGCAGGGCGATTGATGACACCGCTGTACAGCGATGACGGCGCACTTTCATCACTCCAATACATAAACGATGTGGGGCGCAAGCTTTTCCATACCGGCGGAGCAACAAGCGGTAAATTCTGGATCATCGGAGAAGTTGGTCACTTTTTATATATAGCTGAAGGGTACGCTACGGCGGCGACTATCTATGAGTGTACAGGTCAAGCGTGTGCAATCGCTTACAGCGCGTCTAACGTCGTCCACGTGGCGCGTTTTATGCGCGAGCGATACGGCATAGCGCAGCAAATTGTAATTGTCGGTGACAACGATGAGTCAGGAACTGGCCAGAAATACGCAGAACAGGCCGCTACAGAAATAGGTGCTCGGTTAGTGATCCCACCAATAATAGGTGATTTTATACAACAAAAAAGACAACATGAAATCACAATTGGACACGCGCCAATTGCGTTAAACAAAAACTTGTTTGATTTTCAAAAATATATTACCGAATGGGCAGTCAAAAAAGGCCGCGCTGCTATTTTTGCAGATACCGGACTAGGCAAAACAATCATGCAAACATCGTGGGCCGATGAGGTTGTGCGACACACGGGGCAACGTGTGTTAATTGTTGCACCATTGTGCATATCGTTACAAACAGTCAACGAAGCTAATAAATTCGGTATTGAAATTCAATACTGTCGAAACCAACACCAAATACAAAAAAACATCATAATTACCAATTCTGAAATGCTT